ACGGTGCTACAGGTTATCTTCTATCGAGAAGCACTCTGCCATCTGCTTGGCATCCAACACATTACGAATAACCGCCGCTATATCGGTAGAAGCGGCTACGAGCGCATACGTTCCGGAGAATTGACTATACAGAGACTCAAAGAAATGAATCGTTCCGGATTCGCCAGAGCAAAGCACCGCATGGAGCATTTCGCTCTGATCGAGCATCTGATGGAACACGGTGCAGTGTTTCGGTTCTACCCGGAACGGGCAGGAGGTACACGCATTCAGGCTACCTTTCTCATACATGAAAAAGAACGCGAACTATACCTGCATTTGTTCTTGGCGCGGGAATCCCCCAAGTCCGACATCTATGCTCCCATGTCCTATATTGTGATAACAGAGCGAGATGACAATCCGAATCTGTATGTTGTCGGACAAGAACACAAGAAGGTTCTTACCTTGGATATTCTGCCTATGAAGCAACAGATTGAAGCCAAGTAAGCCCATCAGCTTATTGCCGATGGGCTTTCGTGTGATTGAGAACACAGCTTTCTCTCCCGCAGCTCTGATAGCGAGCATCTTCCCCGTTGATGGTGTCAGTCCCGCACGACATCTCCTTTCCGATGCCCAGATTTGAATGCGCTGTTCCCCTAAAGATTCTGGAGGAGAATTTTCTGACTGGTCTTGTACTTATTTCCAATCAAGCCCAATCGCAGAAGGAAGCAGCGAAATGCGTACTTTGGATTGTCCACTTTCTTTTCTTTGGCAAGCACACGCTTCTGCCGCTGTGCCATATCGCACAGCTTGCCGATGAAATCAGCGTAGGCACGATATGCTTCCGGGGTGAGTGTTCCGTGAAACCATGCGAAAGTAATCCGCTCCTCTGTCAGCGTATAGTTTGCCTCCTCGATATCGAAAGCTGCCTTGATGAGATTCCCTTTGCTTTTGAGCAAGGCATCCAAATTTGTGAGTGTAGTGTCGGAGAAATTTTCCATCGGCATACTGATGGAAAGATTGATGATGTCCTCCTGTGACTCAATGGGGGCAGATTCCTCCATGATGTGTTCCTAGGTTGTCTGCGCCATCGCTTCAATCTCCGCAATCTGTGTTCCCTCTTCCTGCGGAATCTCCTCAGCATCGTTCTCACTTCCGTCAGTGAGAACGTCCCCTTCGGACTGCTCTGCCATGAATCCTGCTGCTTCGGTGCCTGCGAGGACGTTTGCCGTCTGCTCATCCTTCTCGAAAATCAGCACGCCGTGCTTAGTGACCTCGTAACTGCCAATCTGAAAGGCAAAGCTCGGTGTCCCCATATACTTTGGTCTGATGCCTAAAGCATCTCCGATAGCCTTGACTAGCTGCTTGCGGTCTGCCCCGCTCACGTTGTACTTGCGTTCCATGATGTTGTCCTCCTTTGTAGTGATGTGGTTTTCTATGTCTATCTATCACTCTCCGGGGCAGAAAATGCAAGCATATTTTGCGATATACTCTCATAAAATAAAGCAACGACCATGCAGAATTTTTGCGTCCACATGGTCGTTTTTTCTCTTGAAGATTGTCGATAAAACTACGTTGATTATGTATCCCTAGGAAAACTCATCTTTGTAGAATTTGGTATATCTCTTCTTGCCGTTGCGCTTATCCGACTGGAAGAGCACGGCAAAGTACGGTGCGACATCGTCCTTGCCCGCCTTCATCACGCCATTCTCGATACTGTGTCCCAGAAGATAGGCAGTATACTCAAGCGGCAATGCGGCGGTATCAAACGTCAGATCGTATGATGCGGTATTCGATGCCGTATCCACGGACTGACCGTCGGCAAAAAGCTCCGCCTGATTCGTCTGCGGCTTGATGTCCACCTTGCGCAGGAGCTTCCCGAGCGGAACGGGTTTCTCGTAGGTCGCACTGCCGCCCGCCTCATCGGTGAGCATCTTGGCGATGTGAAGTTTCTGGATGTTGATGAACTGCCCGCTTGTCAGATTCCCGGCGGGCTTTGCTGTTGGTGTTGGACTTGGCATTTTATTCTCCCTCCACTGCTGTTCTGTAATCTGTAATTTCCACGAATATATCTTTCTCAACGAACTCCTGCGTCTGCGCCCTTACAAAGCCGAGTGGCAGAAGCGCGTTCTGCACAGCGCGATGAATCTCTCCGAATCTCCCATCCTTCGTCAGAATATGGATGCATACCGTCACGCGCCGCTCGAACTCCATACCATCTGCCGAGAGCGCAGGAACGTCGGAAATGACGGAGTAAACGAGAATCGGATACGTCCCAGCATCGGGACTGCGCCCGTGGTAGATGCCCTTTTTCCCATGCGCGAGAAGCTGCGTCAGCTCCTTCGAGCGCACAAGTGCCTGATACACCATCCGTGCCGTACTCATTTTCCTCTCCTCCGTATTGCCATACGGACGGCATCGACGATGGCAGAACGGGTCCCGTCCTTCTTGGCATCAAGCGCGGGATAGAGAAACGGGCGGTTGATGCGTGGGCTGAACTCGACGAGTACGCCATAGGGAACGCCATCCTGCGACTCCGCATCTGCCGCGATCCTCCAAACGGAGCCGTCCTTGCGTCGCGGTCGCTTATGGATGGAGTCGCGCAGTGCGTCTTTGACCACACGCTTATCTGTTCCCGTATAGACGGGACAGCGATTCTTTGCCTCTGCGACCACATCGTCCGCGCCATGCGCGAGGGCTTCCTTTGCCGCAGTCGTCGCCTCCACACCAAGTTCCGAGAGAATCTTCTCGGCAGAAACGAATCCACGGTATCTAGCCATCTTCCACCAACTCCCTGCATTCTATGACAAGCCACCGTTTCTTCCCTCCAAGCGGATACGGCGGCGCAACAAGTGTGAGCGTTTTGTCACCCCAACGAATACGATCCGTCACGCGCACATCCGCACGGTAACGGATAACGACACGATGATCCACCTCCTGCACCTTCTCCGCATACCCGTCGGAGATTTTTGCGGCAAACGGCAGAACGAGTGCCCATGCCTTTCCGACTTCCTGTGTTGTTTGTGCGAGAATATTCCCCTCATCGTCTGTATCCGTTACGGGGCGCAGGATAGTGATTCGGTGACGCAGTTCACTCATCGACACTCTCACCTAAAAGACCTCCTTCCGCACACCGAACAGCAGGGAACGCAGTGTCAAGGCAAGACCTCTGTGATCCGCTTCCTCCCGGTGCTCGTAGAGATAGGATATGGCATAGAGGATTGCAACGCGCACAATCGCCTGATCTTCGACCTTGGACAGTTTCTTCACACGCAGAAGTGCCGTACAAATCTGTTCTGCCGTTTCAGTAAAGTGCATGAGAAGGTCATCTTCCTCATCTCCGTCAATCCGCAGATACTGCTTGATTGCTGCAAGCGGCACAAGCATAGAACAACCTCCCCTCTTTGCCGCAAACATACATCAACCCTTCATCTTGAGCGTCTGCACCGCTTCCTCGAGGACGAGTTTGCCGTCCACGCGCTCCTTCATAACATAGCCGACCATGCCGTTGCCCGCAAACAGCTCCTTGAGTTCCTGCAGGGAACGTGTCCCACGGTCGCCGATATTGTAGTAGGAGTAATCGCCGAATGCAATGACGATCTTTCCCGCCTCGACAGCGGGCATATACGCCGAGGAGTAGACGGGGTAGCCGAGCAGACGGTCGGGTTCGCCCATCTGATACGATGGCTGCCAGAAATACGCACCGTTCGCGTCCTTGAGTTTGCGGATGCTGGCAAGCGTCTGGTCGTTGACGATGAACGCCGTATTCTTGCGGTAGGGACGCTTGAGGCTGTAGACGAAGGTGACGAGTTCGTCTGCCTTGAGGTCGGCTGCCGCCGTGGTAACGGATGTCTTTGCGGAGGCAAGGAGTCCCTTCGGCTTGTGCGACCCATCGCCATTCAGGAACGCATCCTCCTCTGCGTTGCCGAGTGCCTTGCCGAACTGCTCGATGAGGTAGTTCTCAAGGTTGAAGGCGTTATCGTAGAGCAGCTCCTCCGTCACCTTGACCACGACGTGGAGTTTGTGTGCGTCGAGGACGATCTGGTCGAAGGTCGCGTCCCCGAAGGTGAGCGGCGCACCTTCCTCAATCCACGATGCCGCAGGTTTGGTGGCGGCAATGTTGATCTTGTGCTCCCCGCTCGTTGTGATGACCGTCGCAAGCGGACGCAGGACGTTCTCTTCATTCAGAACGTCGATGAGACGTTTGTCATATTCCTCGAGAACGAGATAGCCTCCGCTGGCATCCGTCCCTTCCTGCAGGACGTTCTCCACCTGCCGAAAGTTCGTACGGAGAGCTTTGAGCATCGCAGAGCGGTATGCCTCGCTTGCACGCCCCGTCTTTTCTGCATTGAACGCAGCCCCCGGAGTGTTGGTGATTGCTGCCGTTACAGGCTTTGCAAGCTGCGCCTCAAGAATCGCCTGACGCTCTATGCGCTCGATGTCCTTGCCAAGCGCGAGTACCTCGTTCTCCATCTGCTCATACGCCTTGGCATCCTCTGCCGTAAGACGACCGTCCTTTTCGTGAGAATCCAGAAACTGCTTTGCCTGTTCCCACATTTCTGCACGCTTCTCGCGCATTGCCATGATCTTATCCATGTTCTTGTACCTCCATTAGTTCCTTAATGTGAAATAGAAAAGAGCCGTCGTTTGAGCGGCTCTGCATCGACATTATTTGTTTGTGTCCCCTGCCCGAATTTCGAGAGCAGGGAGTTCGTGATAGCGGCACGGGAGAAGATCAATCCGTCCACCGTGTCTGTCAAAGGACGCTGTGCGTCCGCATAGAGAACGGAATCCGCAAATCCAAGCTCCACCGCTTTCTTGGCGTTCATCCACGTCTCGGCATCCATCAGCCGTGAAATCTTCGCACGGGACAGCCCCGTCTTGAGTTCGTATGCGTTGATGATGCTCTCCTTGATTTCGGCAAGGAAGGTAATCGTCCGCTCCATCTCGTGTGTATCCCCGATGGAGATGGTCATGGGATTGTGGATCATGAGCATCCCCAATGGCGAAATCTCGATGGTCGATCCTGCCATCGCAACAACGGATGCGGCAGAGGCGGCAATTCCGTCAATCTTGACATTGACGTTCCCCTTATACTCCATGAGCATATTGTAAATCTGTGCCGCCGCATAGCAGTCCCCACCCGGAGAGTTGATCCAGAGGTCAATATCTCCTTCGGCAGCGTTCAGTTCCTCGCGGAACATCTGAGGTGTGACCTCATCGCCCCACCATGTTTCATCTGAGATTTCACCATCGAGGAGAAGTCTTCGCTTCTCTCCTTCGTTCCGTACCCAGTTCCAAAATTTACGCTTCATCGCTTTCTCCCTTCTGCCTAGCGGCAAACAGCCCTGCGTCCCTCAGTTTCGTCATATTCCCGTTGATGAGATAGAGATCGCCGCCTTCCTCCGCTTCGATGGGGTTCATGTCCTCAAGGCTGCGAATGTCGTTTGCCGAAAGCCATCCGTTCTGTCGCCCGATGGCATAGCCTTCCATGCGGCTCTTGTAGTCTCCGCGCAGAAGTCCGTCCACGTTGAAACGAATGAAGTAATCCTTCCGCTCCTGCTCCGTCAGCAGTGCTTTCTGTAGCGACTGCTCCCAACGCACGACCCACGGATTCAGCGTATACTTTACAAACTCAAGCGATTGCTGCTCGATGTTCGAAAACGAGGATTTCTCCAAGTCTCCGACCATATGCGGCGGTACACGGTAAAGTCGTGCAATCTCGTCGATCTGGAACTTCCTCGTCTCAAGGAACTGCGCCTCCTCGGGCGGTATGGCAATCTGCTGATATTTTACGCCCTCCTCAAGGACGGCAATCCTGCCCGTGTTCATCGTTCCACCGTAAACGGCGTGCCAACTCTCACGGAGCTTCGACGGGTCCTTGAGAACCCCCGGATGTTCAAGTACGCCGCCCGGACGCGCTCCGTTCTTGAAGAATGCCGCTCCGTATTCCTCCGTGGCAAGTGCAATCCCGATGGCGTTCTTTGCCATAGCAATCGGACTGTAGCCGACGAGACCGTCAAAGCCGAGTCCCGGAATGTGAAGTACATCCTCACGCCGCAGACGAATCTGCCCCTTGTCCGCAAAATTCGGATTCTCCTCCGTGCTTCGCGTGTAAGTATAGTAGAGTTCGCCTGTGCGGCTGTCACGGCTCACCTCCATCTTATCCGGAAGGAGCGGATAAAGTCCAAGGACACGCCCCCTGCCATCCCGCAAAATTTGTGCATAAGCATTTCCCCACAAAAGAAGGTGACTCATCATGGTTTCGCGAAATATAAAGGAAGTCATCTCGGGATTCGGCGCATCGTGGAGCAGGAAGTATAGCGAATGCTCCGGCACACGCTCTTTGCCCTGCCCTTTGTATGCGTAAACATGAAGGGGCAACCCTGCGATGGATTCTGCGAGAATGCGGACACAGGCGTAGACTGCCGTCGTCTGCATTGCCGTCCGCTCATTGACCGCCTTGCCTGCCGCCGTCTGCCCAAACAAAAAGGACAAGCCGCCAAGATGATTCGTAGGCTTGTCCCGCGAACGAAAGAGTTTTGTGAATAGGTTCATGGAAACCTCCATTTCCAAAATGGCATGAAAAAAGCGCCCGCTATAGCAGCAGACGCTAAAAACTCAGTTTTGTGACGGGGCGCCCTGTCCCCTTATTTCAGGACGGAGACAAGGGCACGCATACGCAGACATACAAGGCTTCCACAATGAATGCCTCCCATCACGCGCAGGTGCGCATCAAAGAAAACGGTCGCCCGCTCAACTCAACAGAGACTCCACTATTGTTGGCGGTCGCGACCATTATGCATTACTACAAAAACAAGCGGGAAAGTGGAGCTGACCCTTGCTCATCCATTCTTTGACACTCATGGAATAACACGCTTCGCTCATCAGAGCAATAGGACTACCTGTCACCACAGACGAATGCAGACGTATTATTTTTCCTAGGTCTTAGTCACTAAATAAACTCTTGATTCCTTTATATAGCAAACCTGCTGCCGCGCCTACAGCTACTACTGGTGCAGCAGCTACAGCAGCAGCGCCAACAGCTGTTGCTGCTGCTGGTGTTGGCCCCCAAACCACAAGCAACAAGCCCCCTGAC